CTCTTCTGTAAATTCAATTTTCACTTGTTTCTTTTCATCCACAAAATGTTGGACTCGAGCTCTTGCGATTTCAGCGTAGTTTGGTGATAATTCAATACCTAACCATCTTCTATCTAATGTCTCAGCGGCAACCAAACTAGTACCTGAACCTGCGAATGGGTCCAAAACAACATCGTTCTTATAGGTTAAGATTTTGATTGCTTTGGTTGGGATATCCATTGAGAATGTTGCCTTAGTTAAGGAGCGGGTATCGGCAAAATATTTCCATTGTCCGAACACCAAATCAATAAACTCTCGTTTCTGTGTTTCAGCATAGAATGTTTTGTTTCTCATGTTACCATTCTTATCCTCAACTTCACCAAGTTCACCAACCCACTCAGGAGTCCCTTTTACTTTCTTAATGTGATTCTTTTTGTAAGCCAACACAACACATTCTTTCGGATTATAGATGTATGGTGCTGATGGACTCATCCATGAACCCCAAGCCGTAGTACGACTTCTGTGTGGTGACTCTTCCTCAAGGTCAACAATACCAAAAAACTTGTAACCAATCTTCTTCATAATCTGCCAAACCTCACTAACAATGAATACACGACCACCTTTCGCTTGTCGATTAATCTCGTAAGGAATGTTTAATGCGATACGACCATCGTCTTTAAGAACTCTAAAGGCTTCACTCATCCATTTCTCAGTAAACTCAAAGTATTCTTCAACCAACATGTCATCTTCATGGACATCGTAATCAATACCAACTCCATATGGTGGTGACGTAACAATAAGGTCGACACTTCCCTCAGGGAGTGTCTTCATAACTTCAATACAATCCCCATTTATAATCTTACCAGTTTCTATCATAAAATATTTTTAAAAAGTATAGGTGTTTTTTTACTTAGATTCAACCATACTATATGCGTCACAATCAATTTTTTCACTTGACTTACATCCAACTAACAACATAGATATAAGAACACCAAACACAATGGTTATTATTACCGTTGAATAAAATCCAATTTTGTATGAGAAATCAACTTGTTGTTTTGACTTACCTTGCCAGTCCTCTTTATTCCATTTCATTTTAATAGGTATTAATAATTTTTAGGCCAACCCAATCTTCTACTTTCTTGAGCTTTAAGTTCCCCTTTCATCTGTTCCCATCTACCTTTTGATGTTGGCTTTAATTGTTCAGGAATTTGATTCCACCCACGCTCCATTTTAACCTCAATCTCCAAGTGAGCAATTCTTTCTTCTAATTGTCTTTCTCTTCTGTCCATGTTTACTTACTTTCTAAGTTTTCAATCTTTCTCTTCAAATACCAAAGAGCTTTGTTTAAGTCTTGAAGCTCTTTATCAGTTCCTTTCTTACCAGCTCTTGAGATGTATTTTACGGTATTCCCTAAATGGAAATCTAAATCCCATGCCTCAATAACTTTAATCGCCTCATATGGATTATCTTCACCACCGTAATGTTGTGGGTGATTTACTTGTTCTTTTTGAGGTGGTGGTGGTGGATTCCTATGTCCCGGCATGTTGTTTACTTGGTCTACATTTGGTGTCGGACACATGCAAAGTACGTTAGCACCACATTCACATTCTTTTTTCATAATTTTGATATATAGTATTTACCTAATTTAAATGATTTTCTTTTACCGATTCTATGACTAAATCTTGGTTTTGTGGTGACATTTATACCACAACCATTGTCACCAAATTTGATGTACGAGGTACTATCACTAGTACCAATTACGATATGATATCCACCGATAGTGATTATTTTTTGGGTTCCGTACCCGTCAATCTTATACCTTTTGTACTTTAACCACGTAGTATCCTTCGGATATCGGGCTCTCTTCAATTTGGTTTTCATCTATTAGTAAGTTTAAAATTCTTAGAGTCTCCTCCTCACTCTCTTTTAAGATGTACTTTGAAATGTAAGAGATGTGGACGGGTTGTCTTAGTTTAGACATCAGGAGTTTATTCTGATTTGGTGTCATATTGTTTTTTTATTTTGGTTTTAATTTCTTCGTCAGTTAATCCTTTTTCATACCATCTCCAAACATCAGACGCCAATCCATCCATAAAAATGAATGCGTCAGCCTTAAACAAATCATCCAAAGAACGACCTTCTTTTAGGTGTCTTTCAATGGTGTCCTTACTTACAAATCTTTTGTGAAATCCCATAGTTACAATAATTTACTTTCTTTACCAATTAAAACTTTCTTCTGTTGATTGATGAATGCCAACACCTTTCTTTTGAACATTGGGAGTAAAGTTTCGTCTATAGGGAATAGGTCTTTACAGGTCATTTCAAAGAGGGGGTATTTGTCCTCACCATTCTTTTCATATGTTTTAGAAAAAGTAGATAATAGTTCAGGTATTGTCAAATTATTTCTTGAACCTTCGTAAATTAATTTCGTACTGGTTCGATATTGGTTAACCGTCTTGTAAACTCTCTTTGTTGTATACATCCATATATACACAACATCATCTTTATCGTGATAAAAAAACCCACTCTTACTTCTTAAATTACCTTTGTTTCTTTTTGGTATAATGTCGATTGAATCGAACACTATTGTCCAAACTGATTTGGCAAATTGAAAGTAGTCGTGTAATTGGGGTTGGCTGTTTTTAAGAATTTGATGATATTCAACAATTTCTTCTTCAGTCAATACAGGAATGTCTTTAACTTTTAGGTCAGTTAATAATAACTCATCATCGTTAGTTAAGAACTTCTTCTCGGTGTATAAAATCTTATTTTGATTGATTAATGTTTGGATATTACCTAAATGTAAAGACAATTCAATAAACATCGGATAGACTTCCATCCGTTCTAAGTGTTTATTAAGTTTTTGGAAATAGTCTAATAGGACATATTGTTTTTGTTCGGCATCTAATATACCATCAAACAACCAATCGGTATCCATTAAAAACTCAACCTTTTTATTTTTTCTTTTCTTTTCCATTCTTATTAGAAATATAAAAAGGTTTATTGAATTATGTAGTCTTACTCGACTCTCATCACATAATAAAGTACTCCGTCCTCACCTCTGACAGAATCATAACTTCCGTCGTAACTATTCATAATACCCCAACCATCGTCGGCAACTAAACCTTTGGCCAATTCTTTCTCATCAACGAAATTTTTTAACTCCATACCATACTCTCTAATATATTGGACGGGGTCTCTTTTAACTTGATATAATAGTTCATCAACTTTGTTATCAACCATGTCTTGAGTAACTTCGTCAGGAATAATTTCATCCTTCTCTGATTCCAAATCGTCGATTAGGTTTTGGAAGTCGACATACAACTCATCATAGTCTTCAGCTTCAGTATCTAACTCTCGTTGTTGACGTTCATAATCTTCAATCTCAGATTCAATTTCACTAATTCTTCTTTCTTGGTCAGATGTTAATTCGTAATCACCCTCAGCAAAGTAAATTTCAGGATTATTCCAAACATCGTCTTCATAAAAGTCTTGGAAGTAATCTGCAACCTCATCTTTATCAACGTATTCATCAATATATCCTTCTCTAAACCCATCTAAACCAATATCCTGAATATAATCTTCTGCGTATCGTAATGCCGCGGCATCCATCTCTTCTTCATCACCAACAGCGTAACCACCATCTTGGCCTAAAACTTCAAAAGTTTGTAGACCATAGTGGGCGTAAGGCTGGGGAACGGCATCATATACATCAGCTTCTTCATCATCAATTGCCCCTTCTTCAACCAAATACTTAAATAATGCGTTAGCCTTTAAACCAACATCATCAGCGTTTTCAATGCTCCATTCTTCATTTGCTCGTCTAACATCAGCTTCGGCTCTTTTTTTTCTTAAAATCTCAGCATCAATCTTTCTTTGTAAAGGAGTGTTAGTCTTACTAACATATCCTCTAACTTGTGTATCACCTAAATCACTAATGTTTGTACTATTAATATTTAAACTACCGTTAATGTTTGCAACATTACCAAGTGAATCCGTTGGTGTGTTTGATAAGTTAACATCACCTTCAATCCATAAAGGTTTACCTTCAAATCTTGGTAAACGAGTAATACCTTTTCCGTGATAACCAGAAAGTTTCATCAGTTCCATATATTCATTCGCACCAATCTTATAATAATCACCTTCGGATTGTTCAACCAATCGTTTGATTAGATTACGGAACTCACTCTCATTAAGTCTCACTTTACGTTTCATATTCATAAATACATCGAAAACGGAATAATTTTAACTGATGATTTACATTTAATTAGATGTTAGTAATATTTATAAGTAAATAAAACTACAAAATAAAATTACTATGGGCTGCGGTTGCAAAAACAAATCAAATCAAACTCAATCAGTTTCAAGCACTCAACAATCAAGCCAACAAACCTTGGCTCAAGTTCAGGCACAACAAACGAATAGTCCTTCTATTCAAGAGTCAATCCGTAAAGTTGTTGAGAAGTATTACCACAAAAAGTAATACTTAATTGAAAGATTTTTGACTAAGGGTGGCGTTGTCACCCTTTTTCTATTTATATATCCAATAATATTTGGTATATATTCTAAAAACATTAGTATAAGTATGAATTTTATTAATCTAAATTCTAATAGAGGTATTGTAAATCTATTCGCC